AGAAAAACAATTATATAAATTTGAAACTGCATTCATAGAACAATCGGCTAAGATTATGAGTTCTGTTTCAAAGATATCCAAGAGTAATCTAACTGAATCCGTAAATGAAGCATATGGAGATTTAAACGATAATGGATTTAAAAAGGTCAGAAAATATAATACAATTACAATTAAACTGGTAAAAAAATTAGAAAACGCAGTAAGGCGCTCGGAAGGTAAAGACGCTGTTAAGTGGATAAGAGGCCTTTATGATGCAGTGGGTATTATGTATGATACTATTGGACACAAAATGTATTATGAATCCATAAATGAGTCAGATTTAGGACTTACGTATAAAAAAGGTAAGACAATAACAGTCAAACATAAGAAATCTGGAAAAGAATTGGTTATTATAGATAAACCAAATGTAAAAAGGGAATATGAAAAAATAGGATTTTATGCTGAATCCGTAAATGAAAAAATTTCAAGAGAAGAATCAGTTGTAAATGAAGCAAGTTTGGACCCAAAACAATTACTACGACAATTAGGTGGTAATAAATTTATAGCAATGACAGGAGCAAAAAATCTCGCAGTTGATAAATCAAAAAATGAACTACATATGAAAATAGGTAGAAATTCAAAAAGTATATCACACGTCATCATTAAATTGACATCCGCGGATTTATACAATATGGAATTTTTAAGTATTCGCGGGAGTTCAAGAAAAATTAAATCTAAAGAAAAGGGAGTTTATGCCGACCAATTGGGTAAGATGTTTACAAAGAACACCGGCTTAAACGTAAGATTATAGAAACTCGTGATGATTAAATTAAAAAGTTTATTGTCTGAGAGTACTATGAGTCCATCTGATTTTAAGGTAGTTATAGATGCTGCTAAAAAAGCAACTGGTACTAAGGAGAAGATAGCATCGGGTACAATAAAACTTTGTACACAAGTTAAGAAAGATGGTTTTCACAAAATTGATTATAAGGGTAAACCTGGTAAGGCAAGAGAACCACATAAACTTATGTATCAGTATTATGCGTATGTTCAAGGTTGGGGACATAGTAAATATAAAAATGATTTTGCTTGGAGAAGTGATAAAGGTGATAAACTTTTAAATTGGATTCAAACATCGGGTAAATATTCAAGTCCATTTGATTATGATTATTTAAAAAAGCATGTTAATTCTGATATGCAAGCATCCCAAATTGTATCAGATATTAGACCTGGCTCAAAAGATTCAGAACCAGCATACTATTTAGTGAAGAGTTATTATAATGCATTTGGTTCAGAGAGAAACACATATGTACATGACCAAGTAATTAACAAAGTTGCTTGGTGGTTAAAGAAACATAAGGTTGAAACATTATGATTAAATTAAAACAATTATTAGAATTAAAATATATTGACCAAGAAGATGCTGGTAAAGCTATAAATTATGCACTTGAAGAACTTGAGGGTTCATTGAAAAAAATTAGAAACCCAGAAAAATGGGCAGAAAAATACCATAGAAGTCTACCAGGAGTAATTGAGATGGTAGAAAGATTAACTAAAATATTTGGGAGAATGAAATGAGTAATATGAAAGAAACTTTTGAACGAATTGGCGGTGGTAAAATAAACACCCAGATAAACGAAATCAGTACGGGTTGGAAAAAATATAAAGTCTATGATATTAGTGATAAGTTGTGGAAAGAAATGAAATACGATTTAAGAGACCAGTTTGATGAATTGGTAAAGATTGGTGCAGATTATGGTGTATTTCAAAATGCCCAAGGTACTGCTAAGATTTTAAAGCAAATTAAACGATTGATGCATAAGCTATAATGTTAAAATTAAAAGAGATTCTAACAGAAAAGAAAGAACTTGGTGGAGCTCTTATTAATAAAATAGAGCAACTTACTGATAGAAATGCCCATACAGAAGCTAGAATGACTTTAGCAAAAGAAGTAGATAAAAATTTATTGAAAGCGTATGAAGGACTTAATATAGTTCAAGATTATTTAAGACGGGCAAATGAAACAAATATTGCCAGAGATGCATTAGACAAAAAACTATTTGCATTTGCTAAAAAGAAATTTAGTGATTATGATGCAATCAATGGAGCATTTTAATGATAAAATTAACGAAATTAATAAAGGAAGAGTGTTCTTGTGATGAAGATTGTTGTTCAACAAAGTTGAATGAAAATATGGAAATGGGTAAAGTATTTACTGGTGGTGGTTTTGCATTTAAGAACGAAGAATTTGATGGCGTAAATGAAAATATACTCAAACAAATTCAACAAGCAGAAAAGATAGCTAAATCAATGGCTGGTAATATGACAGGAGCTGTTAAGGGGATTGAAAAAATTAGAAGAGGATTATCACGTCATAAGCGAGTAAAGGTAGCACTTAAAAAATATAATGAACAAGAAGAGAACGATTATCTTGGTAAGGATTATATTAAAAACGAATCTCTTTATAATGTATCCCAAGATATGAAAGATGGGAAGTTCGATGTGAAGAATCCACAAGTACATATATCAGGATATGGTGTAACAAATTTAAAGACACTACGAGATAGTTTATCACGAAAATTTATAGATTTAGCTAAAAAAGCTAAAAAGGGTGATGTGGAAAACCTTGAATATTTACTGAAAAGAAATGGGGTTCTTATGGGATTTGTTGATGCATTAGTTGATGTAAATAAACAACTGAACTCTTCCCAAATGAAAAGAAAAATTACTATGTATAAGAGGAAACACTAATGAAACACGATACAATCCGTAATATAAATACAAAGTGGAAAGACTGGAGATTACGTGAAGGTGATGAAACTGCTCTTCCAATGGTTCAAGCATTAAACACATTAGATGCTGATATCAGACGAGCTGATTATAACAAACAATTAGAGTGGGGTGCTAAAAATTCTAATAAAGTAAAAGAAATAATTAAAGCTGCAAATATGCTATCTAAGATTATGAAGAAACTAAAATGATTAAGTTAAAAGAATTAGTAGAGTTAGATGGATATACAGGCCCTAAACCAAAGGGAAAGTTTAATCCAGCAGGTATGAAGTATTCTAATAAAGAAGCTAAAAGCTTTGCAGAAGATGATGTAAAGAAGATGGGAACAGAATTAAATAACGCTTCACAGAAATCAATCAGTATAATGTTAGGTAGTGTTAAGGATGGTAAGTATGATGCGATGGATATGATTCGTGCAATTAAATCAGGCGGTAAGAAAGCTGGTGATGTAAGTGCAGGAGTACCTGATATGTTGAATGTTTTGTGGAGTAAAGTAGAAAAAAGATTTCGTAAATATTTAGGTGGTAAAAAGCGTAGATAGTGATATTTATTACCGACAAAGGAGAATGTAATGGCCAAATTAAAAGATATATTAAATGAAAGTTTCTCACTCGTGGGTGGAGTAGTTTCCATACCCGCAATAGGTGGTGGAACACATACAGGATTAAGTGATATTGTAGAAGATATCTATGGGAGTTCTGAAAAGGTTTCCGCTAAACAAGTACAAGAATCTATGACACAATTCACAGAATATGGTAAAGTATTTAGTAATCCTAATAATTTAAAAGAGATTGCTGAAAAGCTTTCCGAAATTGCAACTAATGCAAAATCATATACACTAAGTGAAACGGATGATTGGTTTGATAAAGTTACGGTCAATCGTAATATGAAAGAGTTAACTAATTTATCAAAATCATTTGGTAAGATTGCAAAAGAATCCAATTCTTTACAACAAAGAATGGGTGGATTATATGAAGATATGGGACACGTTCTTGGTAGATACTTTGAATTAGAGGGTGGAGACGAAGACCACGAAGCAGGACATGAAGAAGAACCACAAGCAGACCAAGAAGATGCTATGATTAAAAAAGGTTTAAAAAATATAAAAGGTGCTGATATAAAAGAGGGCGATTATGATGTGTTCTTTCAAGCAGCAATGAAAAAATTTGGAATTAGTTCACCAGATGAATTAGAAGATGATAAGAAAAAAGCGTTTTTTAATTATGTGGACAAAAATTACAAAGCAGATAATGAAACAGATTAACAAGTAGAGGTTATATTGATAAAAGTAGAAGTCCGAAAAGGACAACCGATAGAAAAAGCAATTGCTATCTTTAAGAAAAAAGTAAAACAAAGTGGGTTGATGTTAGAATTGAGAGACCGTTCATTCTATAGTAAGAAATCCGATATTCTTAGAGAGAGAAAGAAAAAAGCTATTTTAAGAAACAAGTATAAAGTATTAAAAGAAAAAGAAACTGAATAATACACACTTTATGTGCACATTTTTTAGTTTCTGTATATTTATATAAAACGAAATACACTTTCGTATTATTCAATACATCATAAAGTGTACCCTGATTAAAACTAATCATATTATTGTTCCTAATAACAATACTGAAATCCAATTATGGAGAAACAAAATGGATGATTTACTAAAAGAAGCCATTGCCGACGCAAAAGCAGTTAGAGAAACTGCATTAGCAAACGCTAAAATGGCACTTGAAGAAGCATTCACACCACAACTTAAATCAATGTTGTCGAAGAAAATTCAACACGAAATTGAAGATGAAGAATCTGAAGATGGAGTTGAAGAAACTTACGATGAAGATGAAGCACCAGACGGAGCCGAAGAAGCTCCTGCTGATGACCAACATTCTGATGAAGATGCTGCTGTAGAAGAAGCTGAAGTTCCTGATGATGAAGAAGCGGCTGAAGAGCCAGTTTCAACTGAAGGTGAAGAAGTAGACGATGCAGAAGAATCTGAAGAAGATGCAGTGGAAGAATCCGAACACGAAGCTGAAGAAGCTGAAGATGAGGACGACCTTGATTTAGAATCTATTCTTGCAGAATTAGAAGCAGACATCAAAGAAGAAGAAGATGAAGAACCAGTCGATGAGGACTTGGAAGATTCATCTGATATCGGAGAAGATGATAATGCTGTTGATGACGATTCAAATGACTCTTCCGAAACTGGCGCGCAAGCACCAGAAGGTGAAGGAGCAGATGAAGAAGCTGGAGACGAGGGTGAGGAAGAAACCGCACCTGAAGCTGAACAACATGCTGACGAAGATGCTGACGTCGATGAAGATATTGATTTAGAAGAAGTTCTTAAAGCACTATCTGAAGAGGAAGATGAAGAAGATTCGGTTGAGGAAGTGAAAAAGCTTTCGAAAGAAATTAAGGAACATAGAGATGTTGTAAAATATCTTCGTTCAAAACTAAATGAAGTTAACCTATTAAATGCGAAACTATTGTTTTCCAACAAACTTTTCCGTGCGTTTGGTCTAACCAACGAACAGAAAATGAAAGTTGTTGAAACTTTTGATAGAGCAGCAAATCTTAGAGAGATTAAACTTGTGTATTCTACACTTGCAGAATCATTCCAAGGTCGTAAAGCTCAACCTATTAAGGAATCAAAAGGTTCAAGTTCGAAAACAGTCGCTTCAACAAAACCATCTAAAGATGTAATATCTGAAGGTAGTGATTTGAAGAGTCGTTTTCAAAAGTTAGCTAACATACTTTAATACTATTGGGAGACACAATAATGAGTAAAAAACTAAGTACAATAGAAAGCTTGATGGATGGTTATAATCCACAAAGACAACTATTGGAACAAACTCGCAAATTGGTCAAGAAATGGGAGCCAACAGGTCTTTTAGAAGGCATGGGCAAAGAACATGAAGTAAATGGAATGGCAGTACTGCTTGAGAATCAAGCTCGTCAATTAATTGATGAAGCCTCAAGAACTGGTACATCTGCAAACTCAGAAGAGTGGTCAGGTGTTGCACTTCCTTTAGTTCGAAGAATTTTTGGGGAGCTTGCTGCTCAAGAATTTGTTAGTGTTCAGCCAATGAATTTACCTTCAGGTCTGATTTTCTATCTTGACTTTAAATATGGTACTGCACAAACAGATAACCATACAAATAATGCTGATGTACATGGTAACACATCAGGTTCAAACGTAGACGCAACTGGCGGTTTATATGGCGCTGGTAAATTTGGATATTCAATCAACGACACCGATTCTGGTGTTCAAGCTGCAGCTGCAGCATTATCAAGTGGTAATTTTACTACTGGTTCTGCTGTCTGGGGTGATGTTGATTTTGAACCAGACTTATCTTCATCCATATCAGCCGGCTATTTAGCTGATGATGGTTTGGCAAAAGTAACAGTCCACACTGGTGGATTAAGTGATTTCGACTCAGATGGTGTTCGTGCATTCACAATTAGTGGTTCAGGCTTCGATGAAATATTCCCAGCTTACACTACTTATGATTCATCTACATCCGGAATAACTTTTATCGTAAGAAAAGACGTAGCAACTGCTATAAGCAATGTTGTCGTTTCTTTCCATAAAGTTAAAGGTCAGAATTATGATAGAACTGACTTCGAAGCTACAGCAGCAGGAACAGATTTAAATCCTGAAACTGATATCGACATTCCTGAATTAGATATTGCATTAAAGAGTATTCCGATTATCGCGAAAACTCGTAAGTTAAAAGCTGTCTGGACTCCAGAACTTGCTCAAGACTTAAATGCTTATCATTCAGTTGATGCTGAAGCTGAATTAACAGCACTATTAAGTGAATATATTTCAATGGAAATTGATTTGGAAATTCTTGATATGTTGTTTGCTAATGCTTCTGCTAAGAATGAAAAATGGTCAGCAAAAGTTGGTAATGAATACAATTCTGCAACCGCACTTTTCGAAGAAACAGCTGCTAACGCATCTGCTTACACGAAAGGAACTTGGTTCCAGACATTGGGTAACAAAATCCAATCAGTATCAAACGCAATTCATCAAAAAACTCTAAGAGGCGGAGCAAATTTCATCGTGGTATCACCTGAAACTGCTACAATTATAGAGTCAATTCCTGGATATGCTGCTGATACGAATGGTGATGCTACTAATTCATCTTTCGCAATGGGCGTACAAAAAGTAGGAGCTCTTAATAACAGATATACTGTCTATAAGAACCCTTACATGCTCGAGAACAAAATCCTATGTGGTTTCCGAGGAAGTAATTTCCTTGAAACCGGTGCGGTTTATGCTCCGTATGTTCCATTAATTATGACACCACTTGTCTATGACCCTAAGAACTTTACACCACGTAAAGGGGTAATGACACGTTACGCTAAGAAAATGGTTCGTCCAGAGTATTACGGAACAGTCACGGTCGCAGACATAAACTTAGTTTAATTAATTAGTTAATTAAATTAAAGTCGTAAGTGGTGTTTATTAATACCACACAACCTGAAAAAGGGGTGATTTATTCACCCCTTTTTCTATGCACTGATATTTATTATTGGAATGTTCTAAAGTAATTATATAGGAGAATTTATATGGCACAGGAACCAATATGGCCAGGAAGTGGTTCGGCAGTAAGTGAATCTACACCTTTTGGATTTTATGATGGTGATTCAAGTTTTCAATCAGATGCACCAAAGTTTGCATCTTGGTGTGCAAAACGATTAGGTTATCCAATAACAGCGGTTGAAGTACAAGATTCACAATTTTATGCATGTTTTGAAGAAAGTATTACAGAATATTCATCTCAAGTTAATCAATTTAATATTAAAGATAATTTATTAAGTTTAAAGGGACAATCAACAAGTTCTAATTATACACATAAACGATTATCTAATACTATGGGTGAACAGATATTCTTATCAGAAACCTATGGTACTGAAGCAGGTGTAGGTGGACAGGTAGAAGTTTATAAAAATAAGATTACACTCACGAGTGGTTCACAAGATTATGATTTAAATGAATTAATAGCAGACACCAGTGGTAGTGGTCCAATCGAAGTTAAGAGAGTATTTCACGAAGCTAATCCAGCAATCACAAGGTACTTTGACCCTTACGCTGGGACTGGAAATCAAACAAATAATATGTTAGATGGATTTGGGTTTGGTGGTAAATCACCAGCAATATCGTTTGTATTACAACCAGTATTTGCGGATTTACTTAGAGTACAAGCAATTGAATTTAATGACCAAATTAGAAAATCTGGACATTCATTTGAAATAGTTAATAACAAATTACGAATATTCCCACGATGGACAAGTACCGCAACAGGTTCACTATGGTTAGAGTGGAGTAAGGTAACTGATAGAGATAACGCATTACGAACACGATATAGTGGTTCTTATGATACCATATCAGATATTAGTAATGCACCATATGATAATATGCAATATTCTAATATCAACGATGTTGGTAAACAATGGATTAGAAAGTATGGAATGGCATTATCAAAAGAGTTATTGGGTATGATTAGGGGCAAATATGGGAGTATTCCTATACCAGGTTCAGAAGTTAGTTTAGATGGTGATACACTACGGGCAGAAGCAACTGCAGAAAAAGAACAATTGATAGAACAATTGAGGGAAATGTTAGACCAAACAAGTAATAGGGCTCTTATGGAAGCTGATAGAGAAGTTTCCGACAACTTACAAGAGAAGTTAAAGAAAGTTCCTTACCCAATTTATATAGGATAATCAAATGGCAAGTAGATATTGGCCAACAAGAGACACAAACTTAGCTAAACGATTCAACGATGAACTCGTGGGAAATCTCAAAGATGGAACAGAGGGAATCATTGGTCAAGATGTGATACTTTACAGAGTTTCATTATATGATACAACAACAAATATGTATGGTGAAGCAGGTGAGGGTAAAACTTATGAATCAGGAATTAAGTTATCGTGTATCATAGAGGCAGAAGATTTCAATTGGGAATCAAATGAGTTTGGACCTGATGCAGGACAAAATATAACAATACATTTTCAACGAGATATGTTAATTGATGTTAGTTTCAGACCTGATATTGGTGATGTTATCAGTTGGAACTTAGGTTATTTTGAAATAAATAGTACGAATGAGAACCAATTAGTTGCAGGAGATTTTAATAAAAATTGGACAATCTCATGTACAGCAAACTTAACAAGAATAAGTACACTAAATATTGAACAAACAAGGGCGTTTTAATGGCACGAAGTAAACCTATACCAAGAAGAGTTCGTAGAGATTTAAACTCGGTTGCAATCCGTGATGATTATAATAGAGGTAATGAGATACGAAGAGATAATGATAAGGTACAAAACATATCAAATACCATTATGGATATGGATGGTGCAATTATGTACTATTTTAATGAAGTAATTAAACCTAATGTCGTAGAAAATAAAGAAACAATTAAAGTTCCAGTTATGTATGCATCACCAGAGAGGTGGTTTTCTATACAAAAACAGGGATTTATGAGAGATAAACGACAACAATTAATTACACCAGCAATTGTATTTCGTAGAACTGGTATGGAGAGAAATGAAAATATACCTATCGATAAGATGGATGCAAACAAACCACACAATTTTCAAACATTCCAACAGAAATATTCACAGAATAATCGTTATGACCAATTTTCAAAAACTGTCGGTGAAACCCCGAATAAAGAATATTACAATGTAGTTATACCAGATTATATGATATTGAATTACGAGTTTACTATTTGGACTTCATATATAGAACAGATGAATGCAATTGTAGAAAAGATAAATTATACGGATGGTGCTTATTGGGGTGAACCTGGTAAGATGAAATTCAAAAGTAGAATAGAAACCTTTACAGATGCAAGTGAATTGGATGCTGGTGAACGAATAGTAAAGACTAATTTTAGTGTTCAATTAATGGGGTATATTATACCCAAAGAATTTAATAGTTTAATAACTACAAGAAAACAACTCACACCAAAAAAGATTATATTCAATATGGATGTTGAGAAGAGTTCAGCAGAAATCTCTGCAGTTGGACCAGGTGGTGGGGTATCCATTTCAACACCAGTACAAGATATATTTTCTATAGCGGTATCAAATGGATTAACATTTCAAGCAGGAACAGGTGTTACATTAAGTAATAATGGTGCAACATTTGATGGTTCACAAGCAGTAGCACAAACAATTTCAATAGGTCAAGATGTTAGTACTACATCAAATGTAACCTTTAATCAGATAACTGCTGGTTCATTAATATTTGGTAATCCGACAGTCTATTCCTACACTGGTATTAGTGGTAGTGTAAATATAACAGGTTCATTAACTACAAGTGGAGACATGACTGTACAAGGTGATACCACAATATTAGGTACACTAACTGCAAAAGAATTTAAAACAACCTATGTTTCTTCGAGTATATTATTTGAAAGTGGTTCTACTAAGTTGGGAGATACCATCGATGATAATCATCACAGAACTGGTAGTGTAAACATAACTGGTTCGTTTAGTTTAAATGGATATAGTGTAAATGAAATATCTAATGATAGTACATTAGGAGACCAAAGTACAACTACATTAGTAACTGAAGCAGCATTAAAAGCATTTTCTACAAGTAATATTGAGGATACACAAACCTATTTGAGAAAACAATATTATAAATCTACTACTTCAATCTTGAATACTGCTACTGCAAGTTTCACAGCAGTAACGGCATCTGCACCTGCAGGTGTAACTGCAACAGATGAAAACGATTTCTTATTCTTTATCAACGGACAATATATGGAACATGATGCTATAACAATTCAACAGAGTGGTTCATCATTTTTACTACAAGTAGATACCGATGGAATTGGATATGAATTAGAAAGTGATGATGAGATTATATCGGTAGGTAAATTTAACTCATAAGGTAATAGATGCCATTATTTACATTTAAAAACCCATTAACAATATCAGATGGAACAGGTTTCACATCATCCTTTGATGGTGAGATGGATGGGTTATTGCCGGCAATAAACGAATTAAGTATAGGGCAGACTGTTGCCACAAGTTCCAATGTAACTTTTAACGAAACCAATCTTGATGAAACTCAAACATTTATTATTCCTAATAACGCCGGTACTCAAAATATGGTATTGGGATATGGGTTTATATCAGGTTCAACAATAGCATTTACAAATGACCTTGTTGTTAGTGAGAATTATACACATGAAGATGATGTAACAATATTGGGTTCAGTATCATATGAAGCTTCAAATTTTAGTGGTTCATCAGTAACCACAATACATCAAAGTGGTAGTACAACTTTCGGTAATACACTCGATGATGTACATAATATAACTGGTAGTTATTCTATTAGTGGTTCAATCAATATTAATGGTGTAGAAATAAATGAAATAAGTAATAATTCAGATTTTAGTGGTGGGAGTAGTACTACACTCGTAACAGAAGCAGCAGCATACACAGGGGTGTTAGGTGATTCAGGGCCTAATAGTGTTTTCCTTAGAAAGAATTTTGCAAAATCGGGAACGATGACAAATTCAACTGCCTCATTTACTGCAGTTACCGCATCAGTAAGTACATTAACAACTACAACAAAAAATGATTTTCAATTCTTTTTAAATGGTATGTTAATGGAACCAGATGCATTAACAATAGAACAAAGTGGTTCTAAATTTTTAACCCATATAAATACTACATCGTTAGGATTTAATTTGGTAAGTGGTGATGAAGTGGTTGCTTGGGGAAAATTTAATTCATAAATATAGAGATTCCCACATTGGTTTTACCATTGTTTGATATTTATAAGTATGAGAAAAAGAAGTTGGAAAGATAGAAAAAATAGAAAATGTCCATCTTGTACTAAGATGTTAACATATTCAAGAAAAGATGCTTTTGATAGAGCAGTTGGTAATAATAGTGTGTGTAAATCGTGTGCACAATCTGATAGAAAGTTAACATTGGATACGATTGAAAAGATGAAACAACCAAAGACTATCCAACATAAGAAAAAGATTTCTAATTCAATACAGAATTGGTGGGAAGAACGTAAACAAGAAGAGATAAGACATGGCATTAATAGATAGTAAACAACTGAATCCACGATTGACTGGTTCATTTACTCTAAGTGGTTCACTTACGGGTACTGCAATTATTCCACCAGAAGCTATTGATGGACAACTTGGTATATTTGCTTCGACTGGTTCTTATCAATCCACACATAATAGTTTAGTAATAACGGGTTCAATAACATCAAGTGCTGGATTTGAAGGTGATGGTAGTGGATTGACTGGAATATTACCAAGTGGTATAAATGGACAACTTGGAATCTTTTCATCAACAGGTTCAATACAATCCACACACAATGATTTAGTTGTTACTGGTTCAATGAGTGTAAACACTGCAGTAACTACATCAACTGCAATAACTACAAACAATATAACAACTGGGTATCCTACTTCTAATAATTGGGGTACAAGTTTAGATGGAAGTTACTTTAATAACTTTGATAATACAACCCACGTGAGTGAAATATTAAGATTTATGGCTGGAATAATTAGTCATTCAATAGATACATCATCCCCAACACCAAACACAAAGACATTTGCAAGTATAGATACAATTGAAAATAGTTTAGGTAACACAGATACTGTCGATGGATATTTACCACAGAGTTACGATAGTTCAAATGCAACTATGAAATATCTTTATACAAAAAGGTGGGTAATAGATGGTGGTACAATATTTAGTGGGGTTAGTTCATATCACGATAATGGTAATACATATAAAATAGATTTTGATTCTAATAGTGGTGGTTCAACGAGTATTAATTCCACATCCGATACCGAGTTATTTGGGTTGGGAAGTTTAACAAGTGGTGGAGTAACAGATTTTAAAGTTAGAGTATATGCAACACAATCGTTTAGTGATACGGGTAGTATTTCTACACCAACAAATACATCTAACAAATACACAACCCAATCAATATATGATATAACACAGGATTCATTTGGAACAACAAGTGGTGTGACTTTAGCAAAAATTGATTCTGCTAATCCCGCAGTTATACCTGCTGCATATCAAGATGGTAAGTTTGTAGATGTAGGTGGTACAAGTATGAAAACTTTGTTGAGAAAATATCACGCAACTGAAACAAGTTTTACAAGTGTATCATCAAGTGGATACTATAATTTTTATGGGTTAAAGGTTGGAATTGCAACTGGTTCAGGTGATTATACTTTCAAAGCTGGTTCATCTAAAAATAGATTTTGGGCACCAATAGACCAGATAAGTACAGATATCGGAACTAATTCATTAACAATATCACATGCAACTCAGAGTTATGTAAGTGCTACATCAAGAAGTTTGAGTGGAGCACCATATTTAATTAACTCAACATATCATTTAAGTGCATCGGTGAGTGGATTATTTAACCCAATGTACGCAGCATCAACCACGATAGTTGATGATAATATAAGTTCAGTAGGTGTTGGTTCAGTAAGTTCAACATCTGGTGTAGATGATTTAAGTACGAATGGGGGAACAATTCAAACTGCAAATGCAGTATTTAGTGATACAAGTCATTCACCAACAGTCAGAGGTACGAGTGTAGTACCAACAAGAACAGATGTTTATAAACATAATTCAATTTATACTTTAGCTGGTTCTACAGGAGAAAATATAAATCAGACTGGTGTAAGTGATTCTACATTTACAATCGGAGTTAGAGCAAGAAATCGTGCATCATCTCAATCTACATTAGCAACCTATACATACAATTACCACAACGCTGGAACATTCGGACAACCCGCAGGTAGTGGTTCTTTGGGAGTCTATCAGAGAGCACAAGGATATGATGGTGGAAGTTTGACTGGAACGAGTGAAACATTTACAGGAGAAGATTTTAGAATACAATTATTAGATAATGTTACAGCATTTAATGGTACTGCTTGGGTTACTACATATGCAATCAATCAGTTGGGTTCTTATGATTTACAAGTGAAACCGGGATATTTGGTAGACCCAGGTGGAGATTATAGATATTGGTATTATGAGGATTATAATGACCATGGAACATACAAATATTATATACGAAGATTCCAAGATGGAAGTGCAAGAACAAGTATGACCATCAATACAGGTAAAACATTAGTGAATTGGAACTCTACATCAACAGGTACGGCAGTTGGATTGATATTAAAGAGTGGTACAAGTGCAGGAAGTAATACATCAATTACAAATTGTAGACTATATGACCCAAGTGCAACTACAAGTAACTTGATATCTGCAGGAGTATCAACGGATAACCATATTAATCCATTCAGTTCTGATATAGATTTGTATGGGAACACTGGTGGTAGTATATCCACAACCACTTATACTGTCCCAATGAGAAATGCGGATGGAATGTACTTAGATTCAAGTGATAATGAACTTTATGTAATAGTTAGATATAAAGGTGATGAAACACCAGTAACTTCAATAGCAGTGACATTTAGTTAAGAGATAAATTATGGCAATTAATAACGAAAAAAAATCAAATAGATTACTCGGTGGTAGAAGATTTACGAGTGCTGATTTAAATACTTCACAAGAAGCATTTACAGAGGTATTGGATTTAGGTGCATCCGAGATTTATACTCAAGCCAATTTAATACCATCAAGTGGATTACCATTTAGTGGAAGTTCTCAGAGTGGAACTACGTTTCAAGTTAATAGTAATGATGTATTAAAATATTGGTATAGGTTTAGGTTAACTAAATCTAATGTTGATGAGGATGCTTGGTTCTTTATTTCACCGACAGGTAGTGCAAGTGGGGTAACCCCGCAGTTAATACAAACTGGCCAACAAACAAATTTCATATCACCAAAATATTCAATTGCTTCATTAGCAAATGCTAATACAGAAGATACAACACCTGGATATGGAGTTAGAGTATATTCATCAACAGGAACTAATAGTGGTTCATTAGATGGGGATGATGTTATATCAGGTAATGATTATCAGTTTGATTATAAAACTGGTGTATTACAATTTGATACTGCAAGAAGTTCAAATGCTATAGTTTATATGAGTGTTTGTCAATATGTTGGTACAACACTTGCAACTGGATTAAACATACAAGGTGATATAACTGCAAATAATTTTATAGTAAGTTCATCGGTTACGAATATAACCACGCAGGAGATAAGTGGTTCAACAAGGTTCGGTGATAGTTTAGATGATACACATCAATTTACAGGTAGTGTTAGTATTAGTGGTTCACTTACACCTACCGCAGATGATATTATGGATTTGGGGAGTGCAACCTTCCAATGGAAAGATTTACACTTAGATGGTACAGCAAATATAGATACATTAAGTTTATCCGATGGGTTTACTTATAATGGGGTATCATTAAATACGAGTGGTAGTGGAGCAGCAACAGGTTTACAAGTTACTGGTTCTAACTTCGAGTTTAGGGCTAACAACCCAGACAATTTATTCACACTAAAAAATAGTAGTGATGAAATATCTATACAGATAGATAATAAAGTAATAATATTGGGGGAATCTACTTCAACACCGACACCACAAAAGGGTGGAATGTATTATAGTAGTTCAGTATGGTATTTAGGGTACGAAAACTCACCAATCTAATATTTATAATTGATAATTAAAAGTCCAATTAGGAGAACAACATGGCACAATGGAGAAAAGTAGTAGTATCAGGTTCATCACCAGAATTTTCGGTGGTGAGTGCATCATCTGATATATATGCTACAGGGAACGTAAAAACAATCGGTGATTTAACAGTCGCTGGTGGAGATATTGTACTCGGAACAACGAGTATATTTTCTGGTGGTAATACCACTTCCTTGAATAATATAGATGCAATTGACGCAACAACGGAAGCAACTATAGAATCCGCTATTGATACATTAAGTAACCTAACTACAGTCGGAGCTTTGGATGCGGGTAGCATTACAAGCGGATTCACTTCCATTGATGTTGGTAGTGGAGCAATAACTACGACTGGAACTATTAGTGGTGCTACGGGAACATATACAGGAACTATTAGTGGTTCTGCAGTTTATGGTACTACGATTGGACAGAACAGAGTTGATGGTGTGAAAACAATAACCATTGAAGCAAATTCTACAATTAACCAAGATGTTACAAGTGATGCTTCCCCCCAATTTACAGGTATAGAATTAGGACATGGTAGTGATACAACAATTACAAGAGCAAGTGCAGGAAATTTAAATATTGAGGGTAATGTTGTTTATCGTGCTGGTGGAACTGATGTCCCAGTGGCAGATGGTGGAACAGGTGCCTCAACATTAACAGATGGTGGAGTTCTATTAGGTAGTGGAACTGGTGCAATCACAGCAATGGGTGTTCTTTCAGATTCCCAAATGATTGTTGGTGATGGTAGTGGTGACCCAGTAGCAGAAAGTGGAGCAACATTAAGAACTTCAATCGGAGTTGGAACTACAGATGCTGTAAGTTTCGGTTCATTGATTAGTGGTTCTGCAGATTTATGGGTAGGAGATACTACAAGCTATATAAGTGGTAGTGGTGGTAACTTTAAAGTTACTGGTAATATAAACGGAACTATCGCAACAGCAACGCAAGGAACTATTGACCACGATAGTTTAGCAAATTTTGTAGCAAATGAACATATAGACCATAGTTCAGTAAGTGTTGTAGCAGGTGCCGGATTAACAGGTGGTGGAACAATCGCAGCTAACAGAACTATCAATGTTGTTGGTGGAACAGGTATAACTGCAAACGCCGATGAAATAACAACCACAGATGGTGAGATTGTTCACGATAATTTAAGTGGATTTGTAGCAAACGAACACATAGACCATAGTGGAGTAACGATAACTGCAGGAACTGGATTAACTGGTGGTGGAACAATAGCCGCAACAAGAACTTTAAACGTAGCTGGTGGAGATGGTATAACTGCAAATGCAAATGATATTGCAATCACTGCAGCACAAACAACGATTACTTCGATATACAATACGGCTTTAAAAGTTGGTTCAGCAGCATCACAAGAGTATGTTGATTTCTCAACTGCTAATGAGGTTAATACTAAGATTAATAATTCAGAAATTCATAGTGTAACTGCGACGGGTGTAGATATAACTGGTGCAGTTACTATTAGTGGTAACTTGGATGTTAATGGAGATTTAACAACAATCGATAGTACAAACTTGAGAGTTGCAGATAGATTTATCTACGCTTCAAGTGGTTCAACAAGTGGAGATGGTGGTTTAATAATTGGAACTGGTGCAAATGGTATCGGTACTGCACTTGGATATGATGATAGTGTTAAGAGATGGGGATTAACCAAAGAAGATGATACTGCTCACGATGCTACAGCAATCGTACCAAGACAATATGTTGTTTCGGTTAGTGGTTCTGCAACATCACCAGGTGCTACTCCATCAGATTTTGGAACAGCAGCAGGAGATAGAATTGGAATGATGCATGTCAACACTAATGATGGTGAGATTTGGATTTATAGTTAATAAATAATAAATAAAAGAGGTTATATGGCGATAAGAGCGAAAGAAGTAAAAACTATTGTTAATGAAGTAGCAAAGTTTAAAAAGGATGAAATTGAATTTTTATTCGAATTGATTAAAAATGGAATGATTCCAGGTAAACATATTGGTCTTGCAATGGATGTGATTAATAAATTAAAATCACAATACCAATTGATAGATAGAAAAGGTGCTGTAGTTAAGACAACTAAAAGTACTAAAGATGTAGTAAGAGAGAATATAGAAAGAGTTCAACACGAAATTAAAGAGCAAGATGGTGAACTTTTTATTGAAGAATAACTTTATTGGCCTGATGTTTGGCGACATTGGGAAGTGGGCCGAAAGGTAACCAACCATAAGGAGAATGAATTAAATGCCAAATTGGAAAAAAGTAGTAGTATCGGGTTCAAGTGCCCACCTAAATGAAGTAACTGCATCTGGAGTTATATGGACTGAATCTGATATAAGTGGTTCAACCATACGAGCTAGTGGTGATATCATTGCTTACAATTCATCCGACAAAAATTTAAAAGATAATATAACATATATAGGTAACTCATTAGAGAAGTTGCAGAAAATTGGTGGTTATGAATTTGACTGGAATAAAAAACAAGATATTTATTCAGGTCACGATGTTGGAGTTATTGCTCAAGAAATTGAGGCCATTTTACCATCTGCAGTCAATGACCGAGATACTGGTTACAAGGGTGTTCAGTATCATAAGATAATTCCATTATTAGTTGAGGGAATCAAGGAATTAAACCAAAAGGTCGACCATCTCCAAAATCTCTTGGAAGAAAAAAATAGCTCTATAGAAAAAATTTAATTAAAATGAGCGAATAAATAAATCGTTTTCAAGTTATACAATTATATTTATATACAACCGAATAAACATTATTATAAAGGAGTTATGATATGGCTGAAAAGCAAACAAAAGTGGATAAAACAAAAATAGTATTTTCAGAGGATGAGTTAAAATCCCTTGAAACTTTACGTACTTCATACAATACCATACAAAGTGATTTTGGTGTTATTAAAGTTCGTAAAATATTATTACAGCAACAACTGGATGGTTTAGAACAAACTGAAATAGAATTAGAAACCAGATATGCTGAAAATCAACAAAATGAACAAAAGTTAGTAAAAGAACTTAACGACAAGTATGGTGCTGGTAATTTAGATATTGGTACTGGTGAATTTACACCGAATAGTTAAGAAATTTCTCTAAGCTGATATCGTTTGGTGATTTAGCTTTATACTTATATAGTGTATAGTTTTATCTATGACAAATAATCAATAAATAGGAGAATAACAATGGCCGAGAGAATAGTCTCACCAGGTGTATTTACAAGAGAAAAAGATTTATCTTTCCTACCACAAGGTATTGCTGATATTGGAGCTGCAATCATTGGACCGACAGTTAAAGGTCCGGCGTTTGTACCAACACAAGTAACAAGTTTTTCGGAATTTGAAAATATCTTTGGTGGTTTAGATACTCGATTTTATGTACCATATACCGTCCAAGAATATATAAAGAATGCTCCGACCGTCACCATAGTTCGTGTATTAGGAATCGGTGGATATAAACATTCTGCAGTTAGAGTTAACTTATCAAGTTCACTCGGAACATATACTGCAGCAGTTTTAAAACCATCAAGACTAAGTAATACGTTGGATTTAGGTGGTGCAGCGAGTGCATCTTTAGCAGCGGGAGCTGATTTTGCTGGAGGCTCTATCACAATAGGTAGTGTATCTGCAAAAACAATAAGTTTTGATACAGGTTCGGATGATTACATCGAAAAAGTATTCGGAACAGACCCACAAACAACTAACACAAATGTATATGTGTATAAATCATTTAAAAAATTCCATTCAAGTAATGGATTTGATGCTAATGTAAGTATGAGTTTAGTCTCAGCTTCAACTGCAACTGGTGATGATTTTACACACGATTACAAAGTAGCAACAACACCTTATATTGTATCACAATTAAGTGGTGGAGCTAGAAAAAATTTATTTAAAGTTAATACTCGTTCGCATGGTACGAATGTAAATGATGATTTCAAGATTGCAGTAGCAGATTTGACAACAGCAGCTAATGTACCAGGTTCTGATTATGGTTCTTTTGCACTCCGTGTATTAAGAAACAATCCAGGCGAAAACAATGATGGTGAAGTTCTTGAAGAGTTCACCAACCTTAGCTTTGACCCTGATTCAGTAAACTTTGTACCAAGAGCAATTGGTGATAGATATGTAACAATTGATACAGAAGGCAAACTTACCTACAATGGTGATTGGCCAAATCAATCAGTTCATGTATATCTAAGTGATTACTCTTCAAATCTTGAGGGAATAGCATCAGATTTATTACCACATGGATTTGCAGCAGCATCTAACCCAGTTCTCGGTACTACACAAATCCCAAGTGCAAGTTTTGTTTCACAACAAACTAACACACTCGGTGTATTTGACCAAAATGTGTACTATGGTTGGGATTTCTCAAATACTGACAATAAAGCATTCACATCACCAATACCTGCAAGTGCTGGTACTGGTAATAATGCAGTATTCAGTTTAGAGAATATGTTAGGACACGCGGATGCAACTACAATAGGGGATACCCAAGAATCAGTAGCAGCAGAGGCAATTACATTAGCTCTTTCAGCGAAAGCTCAAAGAAAATTTATAATTCCTTTTCAGCATGGATTTGATGGAGATGACCCGACTGTATTGAAAGCAACTGGTAATGATATTTCTGCAACAAACCAACAAGGTTTAGATTGTAGTGGTACTACTGCTAGTGGTTCAATCGCGTACAAACGAGCAATTAATGCTGTATCAAACCCAGATGAGTTTGATATTAACTTACTTGTAACACCTGGTATTATACACGAATATCACAATTCCGTTTCAAACCACGCTATATCAAAAGTAGAAGCTCGTGCAGATGCTTTTTATGTAATGGATGGTTCAAGATGGGGTAGAAGTGTAGCTAATTCAATCAATGATATTAAAACATTGGATACGAATTATGCTGGTGTATATTATCCTTGGGTCAAGATACTTGATTCAGTAAAGAATAAACCAATGTGGGTTCCGCCTTCCGTAGTGATACCTGGTGTGATTAGTTTCACAGATAGTGTAGCACACGAATGGTTTGCTCCTGCTGGTTTAAACAGAGGTGGATTGAGTTCAGTATTGGAAGCAAAAACACGACTAACACATACAGAACGAGATGATTTGTATGAAGGTCGTTTGAATCCAATCGCTTCATTCCCAGGTCAAGGTGTTGTAGTTTTCGGACAGAAAACACTACAAGGTAAACCAAGTGCACTTGATAGAATCAATGTACGAAGATTGTTAATCAGACTTCGTAAGTTCATTGCTTCTTCATCAAGATACTTAGTATTTGAACAAAACACATCCGCAACAAGAAATAGATTCTTAGGAATCGTTAATCCTTTCTTAGCGAGTGTTCAATCAAATAGTGGTTTAAGTGCATTTAAAGTAGTAATGGATGATTCTAACAACACACCAGATGTTGTTGATAGAAACCAGTTAGTAGGACAGATATTTATCCAACCTACACGAACTGCTGAGTTCATTGTACTTGACTTTGTAATTCAACCAACAGGTGCAGCATTTCCTGAATAAGTTTAACTTATAAAATAGCTTATACGAAAAACCCACAATCTTAAATGACTGTGGGTTTTTCTTTTTAGGAGGTCACAATGAATAAATTTTGAGAGTTTAACCACCTAACTCACAAGGGTTGTTTCTAATTTCGTGAAACACTACATAACCCAAACCGATTCCAAATTATCGTAGTATATCGGCAACCCACGAATCTAATATAATTACATTAGTTCTAACATAGCAAAAGGAACATTATACAACCTACCATTCATATCAACAATAGCCTTTTTAATATTCATCTTAGTGATGACACCAGGAGTTTTCTTTGTCTTTTGAACAACATAAACCTTAGCTCCAACACATAACGATGATTTTCCCAACATAGTCTTACAATCATTAATATAGGAAGATAATTCATTCAGTTCTGACAGTGAATTTAATCCCCTAATTTGTTGTTTTATCTTAATCATATTTTATTTCCTTTATTTGTTACCTTAATATAAGGCCATTTCGCCATATAAGTCAAGTGTTTTTTTATTTTTTTTTCGCACAATACCAATTACAATATTTATTACCCTTATACACTACTACTGCTTTTATTTTTTTACATTTATTACAACTCATTATTTATCTTCCATTTCTTATACCTTAATATACAACATAAATACTATACAAGTCAAGGATTATTTTCAAAAAACTTCAATAAAACTTCAAAGAATGATGTAAGAAATTACACATTTTTTAAGAACCTGATATTTATTATCGAAGAAAAAAACAGCATTAATTTAAACGGAGATAGGCAATGGCCGACATACTAACAACAGATGAAATCTTTTTTAAAGCATTTGAACCGAAAACAAAGAATAGGTTCATTATGTATATTGATGGGATACCATCTTATTTCGTAAAGACAGCTAATAGACCACAGATTACTTTTGAAGAAATCGAACTTAACCATATCAATGTAAAACGATATGTTAAGGGTAAAGGTACGTGGGAGCCATTAGAGATAACTCTATATGACCCAATCGTTCCAAGTGGTGCACAAGCAGTAATGGAATGGGTAAGATTACATCACGAATCAGTAACAGGTCGCGATGGATATGCAGACTTTTATAAAAAAGAAGTTCGTTTCAATCTTTTAGGACCAGTCGGTGATAAGGTTGAAGAATGGGTACTACATGGTGCTTTCATTCAAACTGCAAACTTCAATGATTTAGATTTTGCTAATGGAACAGATGTTGCTGATATATCGTTAACACTACGTTACGATTACGCAGTACTCTCGTTCTAAAACCATAAGGAAAATACAATGGCTTTTAAAGACATTTTTAAAGATGATAACTCATATAACGAGAAATCAATCATAGGGTTTGGTGCGTTTGCTGTAATGGTATTATTTGCAGGTGCAGATGTTGTAACTGGTATTATGGGTAAAGATTTAGTAATCAACGATGTTGTTTACAATTCATTCCTATTCACCACTTTAGGTTCATTTGGAATCGCAGGAGCTGAAAAAGTATTAGGAAAAAAATAAATTTGATTTTACGAAAGTAAATTAATAGTTATAAGTATAATGGTTTTAAACACATTTCATAGGAGAAATAATAATGGCTGATAATCAGTACACATTTCCTACTGAAGAACTATCACTGCCTTCAAAAGGTTTACTTTATCCAAAGGATAGTCCATTAAGTAGTGGAACAATAGAAGTCAAGTATATGACTGCAAGAGAAGAAGATATTCTAACTTCTTCAAATTTAATTGAAAAGGGATTAGTGATTGATAGATTACTCGAATCCGTAATAGCAAATCCCAAAGTAAAATTGGATGATATGTTAGTGGGGGATAAAAACGCACTAATGTTGGGTACAAGAGTTTTGGGTTATGGTAAGGATTATGTAGTAAATATAAATGACCCCGATACGGGTCTTGAAGTAGAACATACATTTGATTTAACAAAATTAGAGACTAAAAAGATTGATGAATCTTTATTTAAGAATGGAAATAAATTTAAATTTACATTACCACATTCTAAACGAGTGATTGAATTTAAATTAATGACACATAAGAGTGAACGGGAAGTTGAAAACGAAGTTGAGGGTTATAAGAAAATAACTCAAGCAACTGGAGTTTCCAATGAGTTAACTACACGATTGAAGAAACAACTTATTTCAGTAGATGGTGAAACCGATAGAACAAAGATTAATGACTTTGTAGATAATCAGTTTCTTGCTAGAGATACCCGAGAATTTCGTGCACATTTAGTAGACATCCAACCAGATATTAAATTTGAAGCAGAATATACAAGTCAAATAGGAGAATCCCATAAGGTAAATATACCTATAGGGATACGATTTTTTTGGCCTGAGTCCGAACTATAAACAGACACTTCACGACCAAATATTTTCAATGGTATTTCACGGAGAAGGATTCACTTTCACCGAGTTGTATCATATGCCCATCCATCTTAGAACATACTACATGAACAAGATGATTGACTCTCGTAAAAAAGAAAACGATGATATGAAATCTCGCCGTCAATCTACACCAAAAAAATAGAAACTTGATATTTATTATTGGTAATATCACACAAGGATAAATCAATGAGAATAAAAGAATCACAATTAAAGAAATTACACGAAGCAGGATTGTTAGAGGGTTTCTTTGCTCGCTTGAAACGAGACATTCAAAGACTTAGTGATAAGAAAATTCAAAAAATTATCGATAAAGGTAATAAAGATGTTGCAGATTTCATAACGGATTTTAAAAAGAATCCAGCAAAATACACAAAGTATGATAAAGAGCTAGGATTCTAAATAGGGAATAGGAATGGCTAATCGGGCTATAGAGAATGCTGAAGCGATTCTCGACTTAACAGAAAAACAAGAAAAACTCAAGAAAATAATAGCATCTTATGCTAAGACAATTTCTGAGCAAGAAGGCAAAGCATCCGAACACCAAAAACAAAGAATAAATCAGTTAAAAATAGGTTTTGAGACTAGAAAGAAAGAATTAAAGATTGCTCAAGGTATATATGATACTCAAGAAGAATTACTCTCAATTACAGATAAAGAATCCGCATTAAACTTTGATATTGCTGCACATAAAAAGCAGATAGCAAAATCAGCAGACCAAATTAGAAAGCTACAAACCATAGGTACAAAAGATGCTTTGAAAAAAGCAAAATTACTTGGTGATGAACTTAAAATGACTAAAGGTATTTTTAGTAGGCAAGAGGGTATGGTTTCAAAGGTTCAAGCACAACATCAACTTACAGAGAAATTATTAGGTACACTTAATCTGAGTGAATCAGCTATGAAAGGTATGTATGCTCAAGCAGTACTATTTGGTAAAGCACTATTGGCAAATCCATATTTGTTATTACTCGCAGGAGTTGTAGCAATGGCAATGGCATTAAAGAAAGCAGTTACATTTGGTATTGATTTACAAGATTCAATCGGTACATCCGCTTCTCAAACAATCAAAATAACTAAAGCATTTGCAGACCCTGCTGCACTCGCTACATTAAAATTATTAGGTGTTGAGGTCGCATCAACAACAAAATTATATGGGGATGCGTTTGGTGATGTTAGTTTAGCAACCAAAGAGAATATGATTTCGTTGGGTAAACAAAAGAGATTGTTAGGTATAACGGTCGAGGATAGTATAAAACTATCAAAAGAATTTATGAGTTTGACTGGTTCATCATATGATGCATCATTAAACTTTCAGAAAATGACTGGTGAACTTGCTCAGGCAAATGATTTAAGACCTGGAGATGTAATAGCAGATTTAGCATCCAACACAGAGGTATTTGCAGATTTCGCAAAAGATGGTGGTAAAAACCTTGCAATGGCAGCAGTTCAAGCTCGAAAACTCGGTATGAGTTTAGGTTCTACTGCAAAGATTGCTAATTCATTATTAGATTTCGAATCTTCCATAGAAAAAGAAATGGAAGCTTCGATGATGATTGGTAAACAATTAAACTTCAATAAAGCAAGACAACTTGCACTTGAGGGTGATATTGCAGGAGCTGCAAAAGATGTTGTATCACAAATCGGTGGAGCAGCAGAATTAAATAAAATGAATGTTCT